ACCAATATCAATTAATCTATCTCTAAATCTAACTGAACTGGATCTAACAGTAAGTTGAGTTCCTTTAATAAAGACACTATTATCAACAACTAAATCAGATTTAATACCAACAGATCCTGTTACCGGAACCACTTCAATTGCTTGGGAACCGTCAGCTGCCTCAATAATATTTGCTCCAAGTTGTAAATTGCCAGAAAGTATTGTTCTCGTATCACTTTCTAATGTAATATTAATTAAGTTGTCGGACGCCCTAATCGAATCTCCGTTAATTCTAATATCATCGGTAAATTGTACATAATTTGTACCAAGAGTAATATTAACATGATCTGCACCATCTACAATCTGGTTACTTTCAACTCTTAACTGACCAACAATACTTGTCCTAGAACTGCTAGCCATGGAAATATTGACGTTTCCATCCGAAGCAATAATATCATTTCCACCAACCTGAATATCACCAACAAAAATTGCCTTTTGCAATCCAACCATTGAGATGTGAGTTGAACCACCACCAACGCGGATATCATTACCATCTATCTGAATATTTCCAGCAAATCTGGTCAATTCAGAACCAGTCATATCAATATTAACGTCACCGGTTGAAGACTGTATTTGGTTTCCGTTAACTCTAAGGTCACCTGATAAAATTAGTTGTGGACTTCTTATTGATGTTATTCCAACACCATCTGCACCTATTAATACAGTATCTGCCTGCCCAAATGCATATATATCAGTTACATTTTCGTTAGCAAGATACAATACATTGTTATTAACAACAATGCTATCACCATTCATCTCAATATTACCAGCAAATTCTGTAAGTGTGTTGCTGGTTATCGTTATGTTTTCTCTACCATCAAAAGCTTTAATCGATGATGTTCCAGAAAGACCAACCTGAATAGAATTTGTTAATAAATTAATTCTATCCGATTTTATGGTTGTAAATCCTACAGTATTACCAATTCCTACTGATAATGAATTTGAAAATGCTTCTACTGAAGTAACAGAATTATTGAGTAAATCAAATTTCCCTACAGTTCCAGCTGTAGATTCTAATTCTAAACCACCAAGACGAAGATTTCCTCCAAGTTGAACATCTCCAGTAACTGGATTTATAATTGACTTCGAATCGACAAATAAAGTTTGCTCCTGAGCTGCAAGGAATGACGGTGAGAATGTTAAATAATAACTTGTGCTTGTTGACGATGTTGAGACATCTACCGCAATTGCTCTTCTTGCAGTTAGTGCCGTTCCTACAATATCATTATTAAATGATGCAGATCCAGGAACAAATAAAGTTTCAATATCAGCTTTGGTATTTACTCTAATTTCTGATCCAAATATAGATCTTTGTCCGGATACAAATATTCCGTCTGTAAATGTTGCAGATCCACCTATTGTGACTGGACCAGTAACATCCAATTGTTGGGCAATACCTACTGTAGATGCTGTAATATTAAATGCCCTTACATTATTCCATCTAAAATCAGTAGAACCAAGATCATACAATATATCTAAATCTGGAATTAATGATGTTGCAAATCGCCCAAGCGCATAAAGATTATTACTGCTACTATTTCCTAGATATATGTCCGGCGAATTTAATCTTGTTTCAGCACCAAGAACATATAAACCTTGAGTTATTTCTGCACTTCCAAAAACACTTAATCCAGTTCCAATTCTTACTTGCTTCTGGAAAGAAGCTCCACCTGCAACTCTAAGAGCACCATCTCCACCACCAGAAAGAGTTGAAGTATCTTCAGTACTATTAAGTTGAACAATATTTGCAACTGTAAGACTTGCACCAACTAGTGCATCTGTACCTACAACTAAATTTCTTAAATTTGATTCTCCTAAGCTATCAAGAGTTGATCCCGCTTTAACAGTTAAATTTCCAAGCGATTCAACTGTAATAAATTTCGAATTAAAAAATCCTGCAGTTACTGTTTCTGCAACTCCAACACCACCCTGAATAACTACTAATCCACTACTAGTACTTGTTGAAGTATAATCTGCAGAAGAAAGAGATCCTGGAGTTACATAAATTTTATTAAAAGTGGTTACAATTCCTAAGAAATTTGTTCTTTGTGTGGAGACACCTAAAGATTCTCCACCAAATTGTGTATCTGCAAAGCAAATAACATCAGAATTTGCACCAATATTTACATTTGTATAGTCAACATTCAAATTAGCAAAAGTAAATGCTCCACCACTGAGTGTGTGTGCGATAGAAATATTTCCACCAAGCCTTACATTACCTTTAAGTACATCTAAAGCTACCGTACCACCAGGATTATTTACTGGATCTATTCCACCATCAAGTACTAATCTATGTTTAAAATATCCATATCCACTAGAAACTAGCGGACCATCCATAAAAATTCCACCACCAGATCCAGTAGCTGGATCACCTTTTATTATTGCATCGGTTGTTCCAAGTGCAACGTGCAATCTTGACTGGGGAAATGTTGTTCCTATACCAATTGCAGGTGGTTGTAAGAAACCTGTAAATTCTGTGGCACCAATGCTAATAATACCATCATATGGATTTAGCGATCCTGGAAGTGATCCAACATCTGTTATTTTTAAAAATGCCGAAAATTGTGATAATTCTCTATTATTCTTGGACATTTTGTTGGTGCCTTCCTATTTGTTATTTATTTTAGAACAAAGTCAAACTTGTAGATCCAACCCCAACAACTGAAAACGTAAGAATATTTCCAGAAACTGTAATTTTTACCGGATTAGTAACACCAATTCCACTAGTAAATCCATTTGATGCAGTTGCAACTCCAGTTACTCGTACATTATTGAATGTTGATGTTGCAGCAGTATTAATCCCCGGGGTTGGATCGAGATAAACAGTTACACCAACACCACTTCCAACAGCAGTTACTGCTGCTCCAATGAAGTTAATTGATGTAACTCCATTATCATTCCCTACAATTGTACCCTCTTCTTGGATAGTAAATCCTAGAACGCCATCTCCACCAGCTGCAACAGCTGACGGATTGTATGCAATGAATTCAACAAAGTCACCATTAAAACACTGTTCTGTTAAAACTACAGATGTTCCATTTACTGCTGTAAATTCGGAAACATCTGAAACTCCATTTCCTTTTAATTTAACACCATTTACGTATACATCTAAAAATCCTGGTGTATATGCATATACGAAAGTTGTTTGTAAATCTGTAGCAACATATGTAAATGTTGTTCTCAAACTTGTTGGAAAACTTGCCCATTCAACACCCGATCCTGTAGATCTTAGATATTGTCCTGCAAGTCCCGTTGTATCTCCAATTGAAATTCCACCACCGGTAAAATCAATTTCATTAGCAGTGAGTATTCCACTGACTGAAGCATTTCTAGTTATATTGATATCAGTACATCCAATAGACCCAATTACATGGGCCTGATATTCTGGATATATTGTTCCAATTCCAACTTTATCAGTTACTGCATCAACATATAAAATTCTTTCGTCAACTTCTAAACCGTTTTTGACTACGAAGTTCTTTCTTACGCCCATGGAGGTTCACTTTCCCCTCTACTAGTTTTATCTATTTATATCAATAATAAGCGTCCCAATCTGCAAATACACTATAGTTTCCAAGAGAGTCTCTTAGAATCTTAAATCTTACTATATCAAATGCTGGGTTTGATGTTGTTGTTCCCACTGGTTGCGACCCATCCTTCCAGAATACATTGGTTGGTGCGCTACCATTAACTGTGATTGAAATATTACCAGTATCCCATCCACCAACATCACCCTCAGTTATCAGAGTTAACTCCGTCATATAACCATTGAATACTGGAGCATTTGTGAATTCAATAATATCAATTTGTCCAGAAGGATCTCCAGCAATAACACTTCCAACCAATGATAAATCTACTGTTAATGTATCTGTTATTGCAGTGTAAGTTACTCCTGTTGGGAATGATCCATTATTTTGAATTTCTCCACCAAGTTCTTCAAGTATCAATCCACCAAATTGGACTCTACCAGATAAGGTTGAAATTCCAGAAACATTAATCCCCGCTAGTGTTCCAACATTTTGTAATGAGGAATTTGTTACACCAGACCCAATTGAATTTGATGTTAGAACATTATTTCCACCAATTTGATAAGATGAACCAACTACGTTTACAATTCCATTAGCAGTTATTGCTTGAGCGTTGATTGTATTTGAGAATGTACTAACACCAGCAACACCAAATGAAATTGTGTTTAAAATTACTGAAGTTGTAAAACCTGCATATATGTTAGCAATTGTACTAATTCCACTACAGGAAAGACTTGTACCAACGATGTTAGATAATGTAGAAATTCCTGTATAATTTAAAGTTGTTCCTCTTATATGAGTAACAGTCGAAATTCCCGTATATTCTAGAGTTGTCCCTCTAGCATTTGTGACGGTTGATAACCCGGTATAATTTAATCTTTCACCTGAAGAATTGGTAATAATTCCAGTTCTAACAAATACTGATGGGTAATTTAATAATGTTCCGGATAAAGTTGTTAGTGTTGAAAAACCTGCGTTAATTCCTGCACCCGAAATATTTCCATTTGCGGAAATATTAGTATTTACCGATAATGACCCTAATGTTCCTACAGATGTTAGTGAAGAGTTTAAAATACCAGATCCAAGAGTTGTTGAATTTAAAACCGCAGTTCCATCAATTTCATATTGTTTACCTAAAGCAAGGTTCCAATCTTCACTTGAAGTCAATGCACTAGCAGAGTTATTCCAAGTAATTGTTTTACGAATTCCAGTAGATCCAATTCCAATTCCAGCTCCATCTAAGAGAGCGTTTGTTGCTACAGTTGATGCAATTCCAACGTTAAAATCTGCTAATTCAATGGTTGTTGAGTTAACAATAAACTGAGATCCATCAACATATAAATCACCAGCAATTCTCACAGATCCTGTTACACCTGTTGATGCTGGATCAATTAGTATTTCTGATGGTCCAGTAATTCTATCTGGTAAAATTCTAATAGATGTTGCAGCTGCCCCAGTATGGAATTGTGTTGATGTTATAACTCCAACACTAGAAATATCTCTAGTATTTAAATTTGTTGATGATAATGTAGTTACAGTACCAATTGCAACTGTTGCAGATTGAGTTCCAAAAGAAGTTGCAGTTAAATTTGTAATTGTTGCTGCAAGACCAACAATACTATCCCCATCTAAAGTTGTTGCTGCAATAGAAACAGCATTTAATGTTTGAACATTTGATGTTGTAGTTATTGCAGTATTTACTGTTAATGTTGCAATACTTGCAGATGTTGCAGTTAATGATGTTCCAGTAATACTACTTGCTGATAAATTTGGTATATTGGCATTTGTTACAGTTAATGATGTTCCAGTAATACTACTTGACGATAAACTAACAATTGTAGATATACCGGAATAGTTTAAATTGGTTCCTTGTAAATAAGTTACAGTGGAGACACCGGTAGAATTGAAGGTTGTAGATCTTAAATGATCTGCTGTACTTATTCCGGAAAAATATAATGAAGTTCCTCTAGCGTTTGTTAATGTCGAAATTCCACTATAATCTAAATTAACCCCTCTAGGGTGAGATATTGTAGATATACCGGAATAATTGAGATGTGTTCCTTGTAAATATAATGCAGTTGAGACACCAGACGAATAGAAAAATCCAGATACTGATAATGCTACCCCAGCAACTCTACTTGCACCAACAGATCCAGTTACTGTTACGTCAGATTGTGCAAAGACATTTCCAGTAAATGTGCTAATTCCAGAAATATTTAAACTTGTAAAATTATTTGGTGCAATTTGTAATGCAGATTCAAAAGTTGATAACGTTACAGAATCTAAAGATGCAATATTTTTTAATTGGAATGAAGAATCGATAACAGTTGTTGATCCTATTCCAACACTATCTCCACCAAGAGATCCAGTTGCTGTAATTATTCCAGAAATAACAACACCCCTATCGAAAGTTGGGGCTCCGTTACCATCCTTATTCCTTATTGTATCTACGTATAATGAGGACATTACCTACACTGATTTGTTTTACTATATTTTATTTATTAATGGTTGGAGGAGTGGGCCATTTAATATCCCAAGGAAATCCCTCTTGCTCAGTTACATGTCTTAATGCATGTCGATAATCTGCCCATTCATTTCTAAAGTCATCCGAAAATACTTGTAGAACATCAGATGATTGTGTCCAATCACACATGAATAATCTCATATTTCTATCATTTCTAACTTCAGATTCTTTCTCTTTTACTACGGAATTTATCTCACTATCAGTCATTGCTACAATCTTCCAACTCTGACGATAGATTCTATCCTCACCTTTAACAGCAGAATCTTCAACAACTTTTGTAAATTTTTTTGGTTCTGGTGGCCGTGTGAATTCATAAACTCCAAATCCAAAATCTTCTACAATATCTGGAGTTAGAAAATCTGGAAATGACGTGTTTTTGAATAACATTCTGAAATTCTTTTCATCCACTGGATGTCCAACTGGAACTCCATTGTCTAGCTGAATTAACATTCTAAATTTCTCCTATATCTCTTGTGTATTTATTGAAGGAAATGATCTAGCATTTCCAGGCCATATAATACGAACTACTCCATTACCACCACTACCACCAGCTAAGAATAGTGTTGGACTTCCAAATCTAACAAATCCAGAACGTCCACCACCACCATATAATCCACCATTTAAATCCCCAGAAGAACCACTACTTCCACCACCTGATGAGGATGCACTATCTATAGATGTTGCTCCAGTTGCTCCATTTCCACCAAGTCCACTAGATCCTTGTCCAAATATTCCAGTACCTCCTCCAGAAGAAGACCTACCTGGCTGTGCGCTTGATGAAAGATAGGACTGTGCCCAAGATCCCCCTCCACCACCTCCAGCACCACCGGATCCAGAAGTTCCATTGGATCCAATAGAATTGGATCCGCCAGCACCTCCAGTACCTCCATTTCCAGAATATCCACCTGCTCCCCCACCACCGGATCCAGCTGACGATGCCGATCCTCCAGATCCTCCACCAGTTCCGGAATATGTACCACCAACTCCATTAGCCAATCCACCATAAGATGTTATTGTTATAGTTCCATTACTAAATGAAGAATTTCCTCCATTGGTTCCTGATATTTGACTAGTGCTAGATCCAGAACTATTTCCACCACTACCAATAACTACAGTATAGCTTACTCCTGGAGTCACTTCTATATTGTTTCCATATGCTAAACCAGCTCCACCACCACCAGGGAAATTTAATGCACTGACTACCGGAGTTGCTCCACCACCTATAGCAACGACACTAACACTTCTTACTTTTGTTGGTGCAATCCAACTATAAACGCCCGGAGTTGTAAAAACTTGTTCGTCATCATTTGGGGACGCTGCAATAATTGCAGACGACATTAACATAAACTGTGATACAAAGTTCATTATACTGATACCGTTTGATTTACTATTATTGAACCTTCAACTAACTTCATTACCTTATTAGTTGTATTATTTCTAATAACAATATCAAAATAATTTCTACCCAACGTTAAGTCATCAGTAATTGTACTAGCCATTGATATAACAACTGAATTATCACTTTCATCGATATAAGTGTTGAAGTTATATGAAGTTTCTGATGATTCGTGTTTTCTTATCTTTGCTGTTGCAGTCTGGTTGGATGCATTTAAGGTTGTTAATCCAATAGATACTTTTTTTTCAAAGTCGGTCCCTTTATATATTTTTATCGTTGTAACTGAAGGAACACTCATGGTTCTATTTTAAGAGTATATGGAATTATTTATTATTTTGTTGCTGATTTGATTTTAGCAACTTTGCTAGTTCTGCGGTAGATCCTACAAATAAGGCATTTGTAACATTGGTTGGACCCTTTGTAGTATCTTGTTCAACTTCTTTCAACTTTTTCTGCAACTCCATTAACTTATCTGTCGCATCGGCAACATTTTTTATAAGTTGTCCGGCAACTTCATATGCTCTAGGCATTTCACTTTCTTGAGCCAATTCAAGAATTCCATTTATTGCTTCTTGACCTTTCTCTATTAAAGAATAGAGATTTCCTCTCGTATATTCATAATCCTTTTTAACATCACTTAAATCTGATGTTGATTGCTTTATTGAATCTATCTTTGATTCAACCTCTGCAGAAATAATATCTCCAGAAACATCAAAAGTATCGTTTAAAGAATTAAATTTTTCATTAGAATTTATCATGAGAACTCGCCACTAAATCCAAAATCATCCCCAAATTCAATAAGATCATTATCAGATTCTGTTATCAATTTAACACCAGATCCAGATACATGATCTGCAATTGGCGTTCCATATGCACCTCTTTCAACATATAATAAGTTTCCATCAATCTCTTTAATTTTTAAAGTTTCATCATCAATAGTTATAAATGACCCTTCAGTAATTCCAGTAGCGTTTTGGACTGAAATTTTTCCAGAACCTATCAATAAATCATCCATGATAATAGTAGTGTTTTCTTCAGAGTAACTCTTTGTAGCTTTAGCTTCAACTGTGTAAGTAAGATCTCTTCTTCTTTCCTTTGTTTCCCCACCAGCAACAAATCCCATAGATACTTTTTTGATAATATCCTTTGTTCCATCTGCGATTGGACCAAAGATGTAAGTTTTAGCCGTAAACGTTAATGTATAAACTAATGCTCTTCTTTTATTAAAATCTCCCTCATACTCATCTCTCATTGAGATATTATCTAATAAAACTGGTATATCTCTTTTTTCTCCTATTGACTGTATTAAATCTACAGTCAAACTATACTGAGGTTGAAAATATGGTAATATTTGTTCTATTATCTGAAGCATATCATCATTAAATTGAGTCATTATACTCAATTCAAATTGAACATTATATGGTACAGGCATGTAAAGTTTTTTAGCCTGAGTTCCATCTGAAAGTGGACTCGAAAGGAAAGTTTGGGTTGTTGTAACTTTTCTCGAAGGATCGTAGTTTATTCCAACTAACTCAAACGACATTCTTGGTAATGTTATTTGAGTTGATTTATTTAAATCTGGTTGCTGCTCAAGTCTAGCTAGAAATTTTTGAGTTGGTCCATATGCTAAAGGAACTTTGGTGACCGAACTTACATTTCCAGAGTTATCAATTTTTTTAATACTTATTTCATTAAAAAGAGAACCGAAAGAAATAACGGTTTTCCTTAAAATTTCGTTATAAAAATATTCAAACATTTTTAAACTTGTTTATTATAAACTATTTAACAATTTTTTTCTTAGGGATCGCCAAATGGATTCCTTTGACTAAAATCTAATATGTTATCTGCCTCAATTTCAATATTTTTATTGTCTGAGAATGCTTCATTAAAAGATAATCTTTCGTAATTACTTTCTATTTTTAATTTATAAGATGCATTTGAATCTTGACCAACTATGCTTTCTCCTTGAGAGAAGTCTCCAGTTAATTTATAAACGTTTAGTTCATTAGTTTTTGAATTCCACGACTTAACTAGTGCAGAAGTTCCACTAACTGATCCAATCACCTCTTCTCCGATAGTGTAAGTTCCACTTCCACCCATATATGGACTTGATACTACAATATTTGGTGATACTGTATATCCGATACCAGCATCAATTATGCGAATCTCTGTGATAGTTCCAGCAGTGCTTACATATGCACGAGCAACAGCAGTTCCAATACCAGATGGTGGTGGATTAAATGTTATGGTTGGAGTTTGAACATATCCAGATCCAGGATTTGTAATTGTAATTATTCCAACAATTCCATCAGCCAATTCAGCCTCTGCAACTGTTCCAGACCCACCACCACCATAAAATCTTACAAGGGGTGTGGATGTATACCCATAACCAGTATTTGTAAGTTCAACTCCTTGCACCCTTAAAAATGAAGAATCAGTTTCGCAAAAATCAATTAAACCAGAAACCATTGTTGCTATACCTGCCGCTGTAAATTGAGTTCCCAATGGTGATTTTGAAAACTGAACACTTGGTCTAGTAGTATATCCAGATCCTCGGTTTATTATATTAACTCGTCTCACACCATCATTAAATACAGTGCATATTGCTGTTGCAGTTGAACCAATACCAGATAAACGAAGGGTTTGAATATATCCCTCGTTCTCTACAGTTTTATCTATGTCGTCAATTCCAGTATCTATGGTCTCATTAGCATATCTGAATAATTCACATCTTAATTCATACACATAATTTTTCTGTAATTGGTAGAATGGTTTTTCATGCTCTACATGTTTTATTTCAAATAATCTATCTCCAAGTGGAAAATATATTAAGTCCCCTTCCTTTGGTCTGCTTGATAACTTTATATTAGACTTCCCTTCTATTAAAGGTTTTATATAATTTTCATATCTTTCTTTTGATATTACAAGAACCAAATCATCTAATGATTGAACTCCAAATTTGGACATAATATCTCCAGCACCTTCATATCCATTGTAACTTTCAACGTAAGCTTCTATTGGATATGCATCATTGAATTCCGATTCAATAACTTCTTTAATTACAGTCTTTTCTGTAATATATTTTCTTGGAATATAATGAACATCAACTCCATACATTCTTAGATGCTCATTAATCAGATCTTGAATCAGATTTTGCTCTGATTTAGAACCTTGAAGAAAGAATGGATTTAACATTTTATTATCCTATCATATCTAATGGTGGTAGTTCATAATAAGAACTCATCTTATCCATTAATGAATCAATTTCTCTTTGAGCATCATCATAGATCTGCCTACCATTTAATTCAACTCCACCTGGAAGTTTTACACCTTGGAATTTAATTAGGTTTTGCCCCCATTGACGCTTTATGAGGGATGTTAAATATGTTTTCAAAAATAGATCATTCCATACTCTTGAAGAGTTTGCTGGATCCGAAACCACATAGCAATCTAGAATTAAATATTTTCCAGGACTAACAGATGCCCAATCAATATCCATGTACAACTTGCCCAATCTTTTATTAAATCTAATTTGTTTTTGGGTCGTTAATAAAAAGTCAATGTCTTCTAAGTAAGTCTTAGTCATTGCATATGTTAATAATTCAGTTGCTCCCCAATAGTAAATATCATTTAAGAATAATTGATATTTTAAACTAAACATTCCACTGGAAATACTATTAGATCCTTCGAAGTGAAAAATTTTATTAATTCCTAAAACTGAATCTGGAACTGGTAAAAAATTTGAATTTTCTTCATAATCATAATCTATTCCATTTTCAGAAACTGTAGTTGTAGAGATTCCAGATGATCCCTTTGCCCTATCAATATCTTGTTGTGTTATTTGATATTTTAAATACGTCTGCTGAACACCATCAAAGTGCCTATCTTGAAAATATTGTATAGCATCATCGACAAGATCATCTATCTGCTCTTGAGCTACGTTTATCTCTAGCACTGGAGCTCCGAGTTTTCTTAAGCAGTAGTCAATTAGTTGTTGTCTTGATGCTGGTTTAGCCATTGCTGATTTCCTGTTTTACTAAACTACTAACTACCTCTTGTTGTTTGTAGTATAATTTAACATAACATTTTGCAAAGTTTTTAAGATCTTCAATATCATCTATACTATCTATATCTCTGGAAATCTTTTCATATTCGAATAATTTATTCATATTTTCTAGTTGTACATCATTTGGATTCATATACAATACTCCTTAGCATTTCTTTTATAATGGAAAGTTCATTTTTTAGTTGGATCAATTCATTATACACATAATCTAATTTTTTTGATTCCTGCTCTTTAGTATTTCTCAAATGGATATACTGCTCATAATCTCCAGATTTTGTACTAATTACGGCACCAGTTTCTAAATCTTTAACTAAATTTATATGTCCATCAATTTTTACTTGTTTCATATCATGCAAGTGCAATAACTCGTAAATCTCTCAATCTTATTGGGTATGTTTGATTTGTTGAGTTACCAACTAATTTGATTCCAAAATTTTTAAATGATGGTAACTTATTGATGGTAAATTCATAATCTTTAAAAATCAATTCATTTGATCCAAATCCAAATATATCAGTTTTTGGAACTTTTTGATCTGGAGATCCATCACTATTTTCTAAATTAAGAACATTTCCATTTGAATCCAAGTTTGCATATCCGGGGAAAGGATAATAAAGCATTTCATCTTTCGCATCAGACATGATGGCGTAGAATGCTCTGAGATCACTAGCAATATTTACATAAGCAGAGACTATAACCTTTATTGAAGTTGCCGGAGTTTCTAATGATATTGGTTTAGTTGCGTATACAAATGAGTGTGGGTCATCCTTTAATGTTGATGTTCTCTCATCAGTTATATAATCTGTAATTGGTTTATTAATTCTGTTTGAAGTTAATATAAGAGCCACTCTTTCCAAGTCTATAACTGGGGAAAGTCTAGTATCAGTAGTTGATAAATTGACGGATAAGCATAGAGATTTATCCCCTTCAATATCTTGTCCCACTGCATTTTCTAATTCATTAACTCTTGAACATAATAGTCTAGGTGAAGTCAAATATGTTGTATCATTTAGTGCAATTTGTTGAAAACCTTGATCCACAAAGGATACTTCAGATCCACCAACACTTTGTCCGCTAAGAGTTCTTAAATTTAATTCAGCATTAGTTCCATTCAAAATCATTGTTTGAACAATCGGTCTAACAATTTCATATTGGATATTTTGAGATGCTTCAATAAAAGAACCACCAGTAGACTTTTTAATATTAAAATGTAATTCTGGTAGAGATTCTGGACTTGATGAACGATCAACTCCATCAAAGTTGGTATCAACTCTAACGTGATAGTAATCCAAATCTATTGGATTTGTTACAGTTGCATCTTGTAATTTGTGGGTCTTATTTATTCTCCTCAATGAAATTCCAGCAAGTTCATACTTTCTAACATCAGTTCCTGCATCATATGCATAAGATTTCGTTCCATCAACTTGTCTTGTTACACCAGTTAAATTATTTCCAGAAATGCCGGTGTAGGCAATAACTTCATCACCAATTAAAACAAAACCAGGATTAGTTGAAGAAATTCCAACGTTTTCAAAAGTTGCAAATAAACTCAATCCAGTCGTTGAACTAATTCTCAAGTTTGATAGAGGAATATCTATATTCCCAGTTGCTGGATAACTAGTAGAAAGTTCAGTTTCTGGACTATCTGGTGAAACTTTAGATAAAGTTACTACGTTTTCACCTGCGTGCATTCCATGGTTTAAGTGATTAACTTTTATATTTAAACCATCGTTTTCTACAATTGAAGATGTAATTTTTACATCTCCTCCAGTTGCTGCATTTATATCTGTTGAAATACCAGCAGATGTTACATACTGCATTGTATATGCAGCACCAACTCTAAATGTTCCTTGAATTTGATCTACTACTATTTCGTTAATTCCCGAAATTTGAGAAACGGATAATCTTAGATTTCTTCCTAAAGATTGTGTTCCTATAGAATCTGTAGTCAGTAAGTCTCCAACAGAATATCCAGATCCACCCAAAACAATAGTTGCTCCAATTGCAACTCCATCTTGAACAGTTATATCTGCAGTAGCATTTTTTCCAGTACCTGATACCGTAGTCAATGGTACGTCAAAAAATGTAAAAGCTCCTAAAGAAGGAGTATATCCTATTCCGGAGTTAACTATTGTTAAATTATTTGTTGCTATACCTGCATTGGAAACATAATTACCCTGACCGTCAGAGTTTTGTTGCTTAATTGTATTTCCTATAAGTAAACCAACGTCAGTTACTGTCTTATCTAAAGTAAATCTTACTCTTTTTGATGATATTTCTAAAGCATCCTTTGCAAGGATTGCTACTTGATTATTACCTCTTTTTAATTCTGGATTGTAAAAATTTATATTTGCAACGTTGTTCTTAAAAGACGCTCTATTTAATATAAACTTGAGATCCATTTCTTGTTGTGGAGTCCAAGTTTGACCATTTTGGGATAAAAATAATGATCCAGTTAATGGTTGTGATGTTACTATAACTCTCTGTGAATCGTCAGCATTTGCATAAGTAACATCTTCAGATCCTAATTTTGCTACCCAAACTGTATATTGCTTACTATTTGATGTTAAAACTAATGTATGAAACTTTTCACCTTCAAGATAAACTGGTGAACTAAAGTTAAATTTAGTTCTAATAGTTGCGTCTGGACTTGTTTTAACATCTCCAGGCTCCAAAGTAACTCTAGAAAATGGATATACTTCTGGGAGAGGTATACCAAGTTTCATTGGTCTTAACTCAACGCTTACTGGTAATCCAGGATCTTTAGAATAAAAATAAACCTCAACAGAAGTTGCAAAAAACCCTTTTGGGTCAGATACATAAAATGATTGTGCTAAGGGATCAGTTAGCTTTATAGACATTTTACTAGGTTACGGATTAACAAAACTTTTTAACTATTAATATTATTTATTTGACTTAAGTGAATCAATTTCTATTTTCAATTCTTTTATACATTCAACTAGAACTGGTATCATTTGAATATAATCAATTGATAAGTATCCATCATCTTCTTTTATAACCATTTCTGGAAATTCTTTTTGAACTTCTTGGGCTATGAGTCCATACTCATAGCCACTTTTACCACTTAATTCTTTCATTGTATCATTCCACTTATAAAAAGTTCCATTAATTTTTAATACTTTATCTAAAAAATTCATTTAATCATTAGATATTCATCAATCTATTTAGAGCATTATCGATAATTGTAATATTCATCTTAAGGTTCATATCACTGCGTCTACCGCCACCACCGCCGCGGCCGCCGCCACCGCCGCCGCCACCTGAAGGTGATGGTCTTGGTGATGGAGGTGCTGGTGGTGGATTACTTACTCTTGCTGGTGGTCTTGGAGCTGGTGGTGGTGGTGGTGATGGTGGTCTTGGTGGTCTTGGTGGATCAGCTCTACGTGGTTCTGGATCTCTTCTCACTGGATATCCGCCACCAATAACCCTATTTTGATTCTGTCGTGGTAATGGTCTAGGATCTGGTTTTGGCTTAGCATCCTCTCTTCTATTTTGAACAGGAGGCATAAATTGTCTAATAGAACCATTTTGTAGTGGGAGTTTTCCTACAGGATATCCTCTATCCTCAAACTTCTTCTCACCTCTTCTAGTTACTCTCTTAGAAGCTTCCGGATGTTGGGTAGCAATTAAAGTAGCACCATGCTTCCAAAGTTGTGCTCCACCCTTATTGTAGAATCCATAATCTGGATCACTAGGATTGAGAACATCGATAACGTTACTCTTACC